GCAACAGTTCAATCAGCTATACTAAAACCAATTAAAAAATCATCATCAGGTTCAGCAAGTAAAGATTTTGAAATAGCTGGTAGAGACGTAGATAATGCTGGTGTGCCTTCTAGTGCTAGCACTCTTGGTAGTAATAGAACGACAGCTAGAGTGACTTTACCAAAATCAACAGTGTTTGATACCACAAATGATAATCGATTTGATACTCCAGATATTAAAACAATTATTCAAGAAATAGTAAATCGAGCAGGTTGGTCTTCAGGAAATTCTATCGTATTAGTGTTATATACTCCTAGACAAGATGTTAATGAGCCAGTTAAAGCGGGATTTGGTAGTAAAGATGGAACAGACGAATCAGCACAACTAGAAATCACTGTCTAATTTCTAATGTTAAATAAAATATTAACAACTTTGATTGTGGCTCTTGCTTTTTTGTCGCAGCTAAGTTTTATTTTTGTCTTAATAACAAACTCTATTTTTAATTATTTATAAAAACTTGAGGTTTCAAATATTTATTTTTGTTGTAGCTTTACTTTTTGCAAGCCCAATATTTTATGTAGCTGGATCATTTTTAATGATTTATAACCTTGTAAAAAAAAATCATATTTTGATTGAAATTTAAAAATCACGTTATATAATATCACATATATGAAAACTATTGATTTTTCCGACGAAGAACTCAGTGCTTTGGTTCAATTAATTGATATTGCAATCAAGTCACAAGGATTAGGGGTTGCTGAAGCAGCCGTTGTATTAGTAAATAAAATTAAAGCAGCAGCAGGACCACCTCAGACAAATGATGCACCGTTTGTTGAAGAAACTCCTCAATTTGCAGACTCTGTAGAGGCTGTTCAAGAACCTGAAGGAGAGGAATAATATTTCCCTTGACCATTACAATTCTGTAATATATAGTTAATTTATGAAGAAATTAATTCTTACGACACTACTGATGGGCGCTGCAATGGTTGGCGCAGTTAAAGCTACTACTATTGCAGATGTTTCTGCTGAAGGTGGTATTTCTTTTAGTAATTTATCAACAAGCAATGGTCTTGCAGTTAGAGAAGATACAACAAACTATTCTCTTACTCTTGGCACTGCTGTAGCAGATGGAGATCTTTCTGTGGGTATTGGCCTTGCCGAAGGGGATGACAACACAGACACAGATATTTCTGTTTCTTGGGGTCGCCCAGTCAACATTTTGGGACAAGACTTGGCAGGAGTAGCTTCTTTTAAGAAGATTGAATCTTCTTATGGAGGTTGGGAACAACTTGGTCTTGGGTTGACTTATAGCGATGCCCTTGCAGATGTTACCGCTACTGTTTGGCATCAACTTGGTTCTAGCGCTTCTTATGGAATTGAACTTACTGTTTCTAAAGGTCTAGAGCTTTTTGTGGATAATCTTACGACAACTCCTTTTGTAACTGCTAATTTAGCTAATGACTACAACGCTGTAGAAATTGGTGTTGCATTCGGCTATGATATTGGCAATGGATTGTCTGTTGGAGCGAAAGCTTCTTATCTTCATAATGATGCTGATGGGACTTCTTACGAGTTAGATCACGATTGGGGAGTTAGTGCAGGACTCTCTTACAAATTCTAATTTTTATTAGTTTTATATATTAAAATAAAAAAGCCTCCTTCACGGGAGGCTTTTTTTGTGTAACATAAAAGTATATGGAACCCGAAAAGTCTTTAATTAAAGAATTCTTGAGTGGTGGATGGTTAGTGCCTCTTATTGGAGCCGCTGCGATGTTTGCTAGACTTTTGTCGGGCAACAATGGTTTATCACTGAAACAACAGTTTAAAAGAATTTTAACAGCCGCTATAGCAGCGGGTATTGCTTGGTTTGTTCTTGAACAAACTGATGTGTCTTCTCTGACAAAAGCAATCACCTATGGGATTATTGGAGTGGTAAGCCCTGAAGTAATTGGAGGCATAGTTCGATTAGGGCAAAAATTTGAAAAAAATCCCGAGAAATTTATTAAAAAATGAGACCAAAATTTATAGTTTATTGTTTAGCTGCTATTTGTTTGGCTTTTGCCGCCAAAGGACTAATTCTTACGGAGAATATTCAAAACACACTAAAAGAGAACGCTCGACAATCTGAGTCTTCAATTATGGAGATAGGTATGTGCTTTGATTGGTATGGAGTAATTATAGTCAATTCAGTGGTAAAAACCTCTCATGGAGTGATTACACCCGCAGAGATGGTAGAAACTTTAGAGGAAGAAAGAGTATATAAGGATGAATATTTAGAAGGTTATAAAAAAGATATAACTCCTAAAGAAGTAGAGTATGCTGAATTTGTTTTTGACCAAGAGAAAAAAATAAATCTTTATGTCAACCAATTAATTGAATGGGGAAACACAAATAATATTGAAATGATTAAAGCATCAGTTCCTAAAATGTATGAAATGACTGATCCTACAATTGATGCAATAAATAACATTATGGATACAAAAATGTATTATAATGAGGAGCAGTCTGATTTATTAAACATTAAAATTAAAAAATACAGCGACTTTATGATTTTAGCTATCGTATTATCAGTTGTTATGTCAATATGTGCTGGATTTAGTAGGAGGTGTGGATAATGAATTTTAGAGGTAAAAAAGAAGTAGTAAAAGCAGTTCAGAAACTTTTAAGTGTTTCTGCTGATGGAGCAGATGGCCCTGTAACTTGGAACGCCATTTTAGCAAAATTATCTACTAAAGAGGCTCCTAGACCTAATGGGACTATTCCACAAAAAATTGTTTCATTAGCCAGAGAAGAGATTGGGGTTTCTGAGGTTGACGGAAGCAACTGTGGCCCAAGGGTTGATGAATACAAAGCTGCTACTTGGCTAGATGCAACTAAAGGTTGGCCTTGGTGTGCTGCTTTTATTTGCTGGCTAGTCAGAGAGGCTATAGATGGCGAAGACATATTATTTAAAAGACCTAGAACTGCTGGCGCTTGGGATTTTGAAAACTGGGCAAAACAACAATCTGGCAAAGGGGTGGAACTTCGCAAGCCCACAAACGAAGATATTAAAGCTGGTGATATTGTTATATTTACATTTTCTCATATTGGTTTAGCTGTAAAAGACGTAGACTCAAGCGGTTATGTAACCACAATTGAAGGCAACACAAATGGTGCTGGTAGTAGAGAAGGTGGTTCTGTGTTAGAGAAGAAAAGACACGTTTCTAAAATTAGAAGCAGAATAAGAATTGTGTAGAATTCTTTATTTTTCTATTTATAATAGTTAGATGGAAAAAACTAAAATCAAGGTTAGTAGGTATGACATCTTTGATTATGTCGTAGGTAATTCTACATTTGATCCTATTGAAAAGTGCATTGATCCTATTCGATATGAGGTTTTTGATACTTTTATTTTTGATAGCAAAAAAAAATGCAATATTGATCAAGATGAGGAGTTTTGTAAATTTGAATGGGAAGTTTCTAAACTAAGAAATAGAGCTAGAAAAATGGAAAAGGCTGAAATTGATAGGATTTGCGAGGAGTTAGAAGAAATCGCCCCAATATCTATTTCCCTGTAAAAATTCAGTCGTGTAATATATAATGAACACATATAATAGATTATGGATATTATTATTAAACTAATTGAAGACAATCCTTGGTTCGGCGTAGTCACTGCCGCAATCGCGCTTGCTTCTGCTATTACTGCTGCGACCCCTACCCCCAAAAAAGGTAGTGTTTGGGCCAAAATTTACGGCTTAATTGATTGGGCTGCTTTAAATATTGGTAAAGCAAAAGATAAAGCAGAAGATTAATTATTCCTTGAATAATTATCAAGATGGGTTATAATACTCTTGATGAGTATTGAGCCTGTTTTTTCTAAACTAGAAGCTCACCCAAAAGGTTGGGGCGATGAGCTTTGGATAACCAACAACGAAAAGTATTGTGGGAAGATCCTTCGTTTTAACGAGGGGTCTTCTTTTTCTATGCACTATCATATTTTAAAAGAAGAAACGTGGTGTGTGACAAAGGGAAGATTGAAATTAGAGTTTTTTGATTTAGAAAAAGCAGAAAAAAGAGATAGGCAATTGATAGAGGGGGATGTAGTTCACCTTAAACCATGTATTCCTCATAAGTTGACAGCTTTAGAAGATTCTAGTGTTTTTGAAGTTAGCACTCAGCATTTCAATGAAGACTCTTACAGGGTAGAAAAGGGGTCTTCTCAGTAATGAAATTTCTCGTTATAGGAGAGACTTGTAGCGATAGATTTTGTTATGGTAAAGCAAGTCGTCTTTGTCCTGAAGCTCCTGCTCCAGTTTTTGTGCCAGAAGATGGAGTTGATAGTTTAGGTATGGCTACAAATGTTTATAGAAATTTAGTAGCTCTTGATGAAGATGCTAATAAGGATATTCCTTATAAAAATAAAATTAATTTATTTACCAATGAAGCAAAAGGTCACAAAACTAGATATATAGATATACAATCGAACCAGATGTTTTTAAGGGTTGATACAGATAGTTATCCTTATTGTGGTCAATTACCAGAGGACATAGAGGAATATGATGCCGTGGTTGTTTCTGATTATAATAAAGGCTTTTTAAAACAAAGAGATTTGAGAGAAATATCTAAAAGAAGCAAATTATCTTTCTTAGATACTAAAAAAGAATTTAATGTTGAGTGGGCAGATGGTTTTACATTTGTAAAAATTAATGAAAAAGAATACCTAGAGAATGGTTGGAAACATAGAGGTGGAGACAATCTAATTGTTACAAAAGCATCAAAAGGTTGCTGGTATAATCATAAAGATTACCCAATTAAAAACCCCTCTGAAGTAAGAGATGTTTCTGGAGCAGGAGATACTTTTTTAGCTGCTTTAGCTTATGCTTTTACTGCTACGAGAAATGTAGAGACAGCAATTATTTTAGCTCAAGATTGTTGTCAAAAAGTAATACGTAAAAAAGGAGTGGCTACAATATGAAACATAAAAAAATAGTATCTTTTGAAGATATTAAAAGAGAAAGAGAGTTTGCTAGAGAGTTAGAAAAGGTTGGTATAAAAAAGTTTTTTATATTTACAAATGGGTGTTTTGATATATTTCATGCTGGACACGCAAGTTTGTTAAATGCAATGAAAAATGCTTGTAGTCTAAACTCTAAATTAGTTGTAGGCATTAACGGAGATGCAAGCGTCAGATCTTTGAAAGGGGAGGGTCGGCCTATTTTATCAGCTAAACAAAGAGCCTACACAGTTGCTTGTCATGAACAAGTTGACTATGTCTTCACATTTAATACTAAAACTGTAGTAAAACAGTTAAGAGAGCTTCAACCAGATTTTTGGTGTAAGGGTGGAGATTATGATGAGGATTCCCTAAATAAGTCTGAGCTTAAGGCAAAAGGTTCTGCTATATTAAAGGTTATTCCTTTTATAGAAAATATTAGCACAACAGATATCATAAACAAATTAAAATGAAAACTTATATTGTAGATATAGATGGAACTATTTGTAGACATGAAAGCAAATCAACTCCTTATAGTCAGGCTAGACCAATAGTAGATAGAATAAAATTTTTCAATAAATTGTATGATGCTGGTCATACAATTATTTACTGGACTGCAAGAGGAGGTAATAGTGGTATAGATCATAGTAAATTAACTAAAAAACAATTGGATGAGTGGGGAGTAAAAAGAACTGAACTAAGAATGGGCAAGCCATCTTATGATTATTGGATTGATGATAAAGCTTTCAATGTGCAAGATTTCTTTATGACAGATCTTAGGACGGGAGAAACAGAAACAATTACTTTATGAGAACATTAAATTCATTTATTAAAAAACATACAGGCGATACAGACCATAGAAAAAGATCTATGGCTGGCAAGAAAGCAGAGGGAATATTTTTAGAATATTGTAAAAATAATGATATACCTACAAAGGTATCTAGTAGGCGACAAGATATGAAATATCATATCGATGGATACATGAGAAATGAAGAGAGTTATGATGTTAAAAGTGCAAAAGCTGGATATAAAAATAAAGGACTACTTTTAGTTGAAATATTAAATGTTGCTGGCAATAAAGGCTGGTGTAATCCTGATACTGAAGCTCCGAAGTGGATAAACTTTTATTTAGATGATAAAGAATGTTTTTTATGTGTTAAAAATTCTGATTTATACGATTATGTTGTAAAAAAGACAAAAATAAGGACTAAAATAACTGATGATAAAATCAAAGCCCAAAAAAATGGACTTGGCTATACAAGAAAAGGTAGAAAAGACCTGATGATATGGATAAAAAAAGAACAAATAACAGACAATTGTGAGCATTTCTTTATTTATAAAAACCCCCTAAAATGCAAGCCAAAGGAGTATTGCCCAATAGAACTTTTGTAGTGTAAAAACCAGTAAACTTTTATATCATGCCATTACCAGTCCCAAGAAATAACGAAAAAAGAGGCGATTTTGTTAGTCGCTGCGTGTCTAATTTAACTGATAAAGATGAATTTAGCGATAATAAGCAAAGGGTTGCTGTCTGTATAAATATTTTTGAACAGGCAGAATCTAAAGCATCTGTTGTTACAGGAGAAGGCGATGATAAATCTCTCTTTTTCTCTGATGCCGCTAATGAAAATAAAACTTTAAACAAACCATTTAGGACTCCTAAAGGGCCAAAAAAGTTTTCTGTTTATGTAAAAAATGACAAAGGTAATGTAGTTAAGGTCAACTTTGGTGACCCTAATATGGAGATTAAAAGAGATGACCCTAAACGCAGAAAGGCTTTTAGAGATCGTCACAACTGCGATCAAGCAAAAGATAAAACTACTCCTAAATACTGGTCCTGTCGCATGTGGAGTGCGAAAAGCGTCACTAACATTACAAAAGGATCTGTCGATGAGTGGGATGGTCAAACATTTTTTGATCATGATTCTCTTGTTGAGGAATGCCCTGCTCTTCTTGATTTAGCAGAAGCAGCAAAGCGTAGAGGTCCAAAGAGTGGCGCACAAACACCAGCAGAGCCTAGCGAAAGAAAACGTGGTTCTAAAAGAAATCCAAAAGGTAGCGCTAAAAAAGGTGGTGGCAAAATTACTTTTAGCGAGAAAACAACAAATACTTTAAAAGATAAAGTTAAAAAACATAACGATAAATATTCTAGGAAAGTCACCCTAGGACAACTAAAACGTGTTTATCGTCGTGGAGCGGGTGCTTTTAGCACCTCTCACCGTCCTAACATGTCTCGTCATGGATGGGCTATGGCTAGAGTGAATACTTTTCTCAAAATGATGAGAGGTGGTAAGGTGAAAGAATCTTATAGAAAAGCTGATCAAGATATCGCTAAATCTTCTATGGTTAAAGACGATCAACGTAAGACATCTGAAGCAGCAATGAAGAAAAAAGTCTATGGCATGGACATGGGAGATGATGAAAAGACTGTGTTTAAATCTTACATGAGTCACTGCATGATGAATGATGCTGATATGGTTGACACAAAAGACATGGACATGGACAAAACTATGTCATCTTGTGCTGTTCAGTATAAAAAAGATAGGGCTATGATGATGGAGAAAAATGAGGAGAATAAAGCCCAGCTTACTGAAAAACAGAAAAAACTTCCTCCTGCTCTTAAAAAGGCAATCCTAGAAAAAATGAGGAAAGAGGGCAAAATCTCAGAGGAAGAGAAAGAAGAAAGTGAAGCTTCTTATCATACTGGTAAAAAGAAAAAATCAGAAAGCAAAAAGAAAAAATATTCTTATGGCTCTCCAAATGAGAAAGATCACTACTTTGATAGCAAAGAAAAAGCCATGAAGGATGCAGAAAAAATGGGCTTAAAAGGAATCCACACTCACAAAACAGAGGATGGGAAGACTTTATATATGGCTGGTCCAAATCATGAGGCTTTCATGAAGCGTCATAAAGAGATTCTCAAGGAGAAAGAGAAGTCAGATAGTAGTCTCTGGGAAAACATCAGGAAGAAAAAAGAAAGAATTAAAAGAGGTTCTGGTGAGAAAATGAGGAAAAAGGGAGATAAAGGCGCTCCTACTCCAGAGCAGATGGAAAGAGCAAAAGGTTCTGAGTAATCTGATTTAAAATTAATTTAAATTACCTAAACACAAGGTAAATTAATCCTAGTATAATAAATACTAGGACTTTGACTGGGATGTCATCCCAAGGTTGCTTCATTTGATTTTTGAAGTCCTTGGCTTCTTTTTTATTTCTAGGTCGTTCACTCACTTGGGTTCTTGGGTAATCTTCTTCTATATCCATTTTACACTACTTACAGCTATGTTCAAGTTTGGTAAAAAAAAGTATGTATCATTATTGTAACGGTTTTTCTCTAGGGAACAAATATTTGAAATAGGTGTAACTATTTTATATCATTATTAAAGTGAAAACCATCGTAAAAAAGTCTATAAAACTAGAAACAAAGCGACATGACTTTGATAATGATTTTGCATATATTGAAGTTTGGCGCAATAATTCTTTAACAGACTGTTATTTTGCCGAGAAACAATTCCTTTGGCCTGACGGTTCTCTTAAGCGTGGTGGGGTGAAATATTTTTACTCTCGCAATTCAATTGGTTTTATAGAGAAGGATATCAAACCCTTAAATTATAATAAATTTAATTGTTTTGATCGTTTATATTACTTTGATGAAGATGGTGAAATTTTACAGATAGATTATGACGAGCCATCTTTTTCTCAAAAAGAGGATTTAGATGTCTGATATACCAGATTTTTTTAATAGAGTATCAAAAGAGGGTTTTACAGTTAACGATGTAACGCCCTTTCTCCCATCTGTTGATTATGTCTTCAACGATGAAGGGTTTTTAGAGTCTTATGATGTTAAATTTAATCAAGGCTACTATTTTAACAGAACCTCATCTAGTCAAGTCCAAGACAAAGAAAATCAGCAGATTCTGGAGATGGATAAGACTTATTCTCTCCCACTAGAGCATGAGATAGAATATTTTGTAGAGGTAGTTGTTGATGCTAATAGTTTTTTAGTAACTAAAGCTACTTTTACTGGAGTTAGTGGGGAAGGACAAGGAGGAGAGGGGACATCAGCATCAGATGATCTTGTAACCGATTTCCCACATATTCTTTTTAGTAGTGATGTTGTTACAGAATTTACAGGATATTTTCCAATTTTAAAATTAAAAAATGGAGCATTAGAAGAATATACTCAAAGAAGTAATATTCAACTTTCTGATAGGCAATTTAAGCAATTAGGCACTCACGTTGCTGGGAAAGTTGCTCTTCCCTTAGTAGAAGATGGACATAAAAGTGAAACTAGCCCTGTTAAGGTTAGGGCGGTTGTCGCAGGTTCTGGAATTCATGTTAGCCAAACTGATTCATCTATTGTAATCGCTGCCACTGGAACTGGTGAAGGAGGAGTAGGCACTGGCGCATGTGTAAATATAGGTTCAGCAGTAGAAGTTTACAATGACGGAGCTTCAACATTAGACCCACAAGAGGGTTTTGAATTTAGAACACTTATAGGCTCAGAGTCAGCTAGCGATCAAAATAATGTTGAGGTATCAATCGATCCAAGGAACGCTGATAGGATTTTAATTAGCGGCGGTCATGCAACACATGAAGATGGTTCAGCGGGAAATCAAGTCTATATAGAAGACACCATTAAACCATTTAAGTTTAGAGGTTTAGTTGCTGGAACACATATTACTATTGGATCTACAAATGGTGGCGCAGATCTAGAAATTTCATCAGATTGTTGTGATTTAGATGGCACTTTAGCTGCGGGGTCTAGTTCTTCTAGAACTTTAGGAGTTGCTGGAGCAGTTGTAGGTAGTAATTATTTTGACGACACTGTCGCTGATGACAATTTTCATGTAGAAGGTCAAGTGGGAGTTGGGGTTCCCCCAAGTGAAATAGGTTCTTACTCAGATAAAGTTGTTATTTGTGGGTCTGCTAGAATTAAGGATGGCTCTGATAATACACAAGGACACCTTTACTTAGGTAATTCAACAAGTCCCACCCTTAAAAAAGAGACTGAAACAGTTAGTTTTGGAAATGATATTCAAGTAATAGATTTTACATATCCAGCGGGGGCGATATCTTTAAATCCATACGGTGCAACTTCTATTTCTCATCAAACTGATTTAGGTGGATATGAAATGCAATATCAATCCCCAGCAACAGGTTCTGCTATATTAGGGGGTTCTGGTAATGCTATTAGTGGTAACTATAATGTTATTATTGCTGGTATACGAAACCAAATTTCTGGAGGTAACACAAATGTTATTGGTGGTGGATCTGGCGTAAACGTAGATAATAGTGAATTTTCCGTAAGTGTTGGGGGTAGAAATAATGATATCTCTGGGAGTGATTTTGCAGTTATTGGTGGTGGATTTAATAATTTAATATCAGGTTCTGAAAGGGCTTCTATAGCAGGTGGATCGACTAATAAAATTACAGACGCTTTTGCTGCTAATATAGGAGGAGGACAAGGAAACTTAGTTTCTAACAAAGCATCTGCGATTGCTGGTGGAGAAAGTAATGTAATTAAACAACAGTTAATAGACGGTGGCTATAACTTTATTGGTGCTGGTGTCTCCAATACAATTAGTGGCCTTCAAAGCACTATTGCAGGAGGAAATAATAATACAATATCAGGAAGAAGATCAACAATTCTTGGTGGCGCTTATCAAAATATTGGTGCAAATGATGCTGTCACCGCAGGAAATTATTCAATAGTTCAACCTAGTCATCATGGCGCGTTTGTATTTAGTGATTCTTTAACTACTCCTGCATTTTCTACTGGTGCAAACACAATGGTCTTAGACTTTAAGAGTGGTGTTTTTATAGAAACTGATAGTGGAATTTATGTAAATGGTAATCCTGTTGTTACTGGAACTTCTGCTTTTGAAACAGATACATTGCAGACTGTTACTGATGAGGGTAATACGACAACAAATGATATAACAGTTGCTGATCTTCTTGTTCAAAATAATGGACAGGTGAGAGCAAATGGCGCTGGCAGTTTGACCCTTGGGAATACAAATGGAGGAACAATTTATGTAAGTGGTCATGGAGGCGCGAGTGTTATCACACCTAGAGTTAATCATCTTTATTTACAATCAAATAGAGATGAAGATGACATTATCTTCCAAGCTGGAGAGGCTGGGGTGGAGATGGCAAGGTTTGATTCCGAAAACCAAAGATTTGGTATAGGAGTAGCAACTCCACAATCTAGACTTCATGTAGGCAATGCTACTGGGAATAATTTAGGATTAATCTTCACAAACCCTACAGAAACCGTTCGTCAATATTTTGTAGATGATTCTGCGGATAGTGATTTCTTTATAACCTATGATGGCAATGGAGGAGCAGAAATAACATTACAGCATGATGGTAAGTTAGTTTTAAATGCTTCTAATGGTGACAATGTAGGAATAGGATCAATTAATCCACAGGCAAATTTAGATGTAACAAGCACCTTAAACCAACAGCATTTAAAAGTCCAAGGTGCTTACGCTGAAGGAGTTGGTGCATTAGCTATAATAAAAACCACAGCTAATGGAAATGCCTTGTTAGTTGAATCTGCTAGCACCTCTGATAGTAGAGAAATTTTTGAAGTTAAAAACGGAGGCGGTCCAGTTTTTGATATTTTAGGTGATGGTAATGTTGGTATAGCAGTAGCAGATCCAGATGAAAAGCTAGAGGTAGACGGCAATATTAAAATTGCTAGTGATAGGTTCTACAGAATGGGGGGAAGTGATTTCCAAATAGGAGCAGATGGCGCTGCTGCTGGAATGCACTTCCACGCTGGAGGCACTGAAAAATTAACTCTTTTAGCTAATGGTAATTTTGCTATTGGCGCTAACAGTCCAGCACATAAACTTGTTGTTAGTGGAGATGCCGCAGGAACAGGTCATCTTGGGCAACTTACATTTCTTACAACTGGATATTTATTATCTGGTCAAGTATCTGTAGCAGATTTTATAGGTTCTAGCATTGTCAATGAATCTGAGGGTATAGGAAATAATGACAACGATGACACAATTCCTACTTCAGCGGCTGTTAAAGATTACGTTGACAATACGGTAATTCCTGACACCAATACGTTTGTTAACGCCGCTTCATTTAATACGAGTGACGGCGTATTGACTTTGACTCGAAATGATTCCGTTACTGTCACAACTGATCTCGATGGGAGGTTCGCTTTATCAAGCAGTTTGGGAACAGCGGCAACGCAAAATGTTGGCATCAGTGAAAACAATGTTTTGCAAGTTGACTCGACAGTCAGCGATAATGACTTTCTTCGCATTGATGGGACAAAGGTTCAAGGACTCAATGATGGTGAAACTCGCACTGCTTTAGGTTTGGGGACAGCGGCTGTTCAAAATGTTGGTATAGGTAATAGCAACCTACTTCAATCAGATGGGACGATTTCTGATGAGGATTTTTTAAGAGTTGATGGAACACATATAAAAGGACTCGATGCAGGAGAAACTCGCACTGCTTTAGGCTTGGGAGCAGCGGCCCTCTTAGGAGTTGGTGTTAGTGCAAATGATGTTTTACAAGCTGATGAAACTCTTAATAATAATGATTTTCTTCAAATTAATGCGAATAAAGTTAAGGGACTTGATGCGAGTGAGGCTCGTAGTGCGCTTGGTCTTGGTTCGCTAGCAACTTTAAGTGCCGTTGATGCCGATACAGTTACTGTAAGCAATTTAGAAAAAGATAATCTAAAAGCTAGTTTCTTAGTTATTGAATCAGAAGGCATAGGAAATAATGACAACGATGACACAATTCCTACTTCAGCGGCTGTTAAAGATTACGTTGACAATACAGTTATTCCTGATACAAACACTTTCGTTAACGCAGCATCTTTTAACACTAGTAATGGAGTATTAACTTTAACCCGTAATGATGCTGCTACTGTAACAACTGATCTCGACGGGAGGTTTGCTTTATCAAGCAGTTTGGGAACAGCGGCTCTTGAAAATGTAGGCATTGGTGTCAGCAACCTACTTCAATCAAATGGGACGATTTCTGATAATGATTTCTTAAGAGTTGATGGAACAAAAATAGAAGGACTCGATGCAAGTGAAGTTCTTAGTGCAATTGGAGCGCAAGCGTCTTTGACATTTGGCATTGCAGATACAAATGCGGTTAAGATTGATAGTTCATCAGTTGCTGATGACGAATATGCAAGATTTACAGCTAATGGATTAGAGAGTCGCTCTACTGCTGAAGTTCTTAGCGATATAGGCGCTCAATCGGCATTGAGTTTCGGTATTTCTGCTGGCGATGTAACCAAAGTTGGAGCAGGTGGTCTCTCTGACAACGATTTCGTAAGAGTTGATGGCACAACGTATGAAGGTCTTGATGCTAGTGAAGTTCGCAGTGCATTAAGTCTTGGTTCATTAGCAACTCTCAGCGCAATTGATGGTGATGTTACAGTTGTTAGCAATTTAAGTCTTGGTATCTTCAAGGCAAATGCAATCGTAACTGAAGCTGAAGGTATAGGATCAAATGATACCGATACCATGTTACCAACATCAGCGGCAGTTAAAGATTACGTTGATAATACAGTAATACCTGACACCAACACGTTCGTTAACGCCGCTTCATTTAATACGAGTGACGGCGTATTGACTTTGACTCGAAATGATTCCGTTACTGTCACAACAGATCTCGATGGGAGATTCGCTTTATCAAGCAGTTTGGGGACAGCGGCAACGGAAAATGTTGGAACTAGTGAAGATCACGTTTTACAAGCTGATTCTACAGTAAGCAATAATGATTTCCTTCGTGTAAATGGAGCAAAAGTTGCAGGGCTTGATGCTGGTGAGGTTCGCACTGCATTAAGTCTTGGTTCATTAGCTCTTCTTAGTGAGGTTGATGCTGATAGCGTTACTGTATCAAATCTAGAAACAGATAATTTAAAAGCTGGTGTTTTAGATACAGATTTAAATAGTGTAAGCACTTCAGACGATACTCTAGCTTCTGCAAAAGCTATTAAAACTTATGTTGATGCTAATGCTGGAGGATCACTTACTTTACAACAAGTTACTGATAATGGAGCGACTACAACAAATAATATCACTCTAGCATCAAGCCTCCCCAAACTCTTTTTCCAAGATACTGATGGCACAAATCAAATTGCTGAAATAAGTAAAGCAGGAACACATTTATATTTCTACAATAGAGATAACGCAAGTAACGGAGGATACATATTTCTTGGAGATAACGGGACTACTGATACGGAGTTTATGCGTATCGCAGCCGATGGTAACGTAGAAATAGGAGATAATAAAAAATTCAAAGCATCAACTTATTCAAGCTCTTACATAAAGTTTGAAGATGATACAAAAGTAAGTGCAAACAGTGATATCATATTTGATGTTAATGGTTCTGAAGAATTAATGCGTCTTGAAGAGGGCGGTAAAGTAGGTATAGGAATAACAGCCCCTTCAGGTAATCTACATGTTAGAGGTTCTGCTGTTGCAGGTTATGTGTCAGATGATTATGCTGACTTAATAACAGAAAGTTCAGATTCTCGTATACAAGTTGTTTCAGATAATGGAGGAAACAATGGATCTGCATTTATATTAACTAATGTAAATGCTGGAACTCATAGCAACTGGGCTTTTGGTCAAACAACTACAGCACAAGACAACAAGTTGCATATTGGTCATAATACTTCGGCTGGTGGAGATGTAAGTCACTACAGTAATAGTAACGATTTAACACTCACAACAGACGGTAAAGTTGGTATTGGATCTTTCAGCCCATCTTTTGTATTAGACACGGTATTTGCAGGAGATAATGGCGCTCGTTTAAGAAGCACTGACAATCATTCATCTTTAACTGTTCAATCACATGCTTCTTATGGAGCTTACTTAAGATTCAGTGATGGTGGTAATAGATATTGGTTGCAAGCAAGATCTGATGATAAGTTGCAATTTAGACCAAATGCCACTCTTTTAGAGTCTGCTTGTATTTACTTTGATGAGACTGGTAGAGTTGGTATCGGAGTTTCTAATCCTGCATCAGCCCTTCATGTTATTGGAGATGGAGGAACTGCGGCGAGGATAGAGAATGGCGCTTTAAAAATTAGATACCCAGCAAATAACGATTCTATAACTATAACTCCTTCTGTTGGTAATGAAGCTAGAATATTAGCTGCTGATGTAGATACTTCGTCTCCTCACCCATTAAAGATAGCAGGTGATTATGTAAGATTTACTACAAGTGGAAGCTCTCCTGACACTGAAGTCATGAGAATAACAGCAGATTCAAAAGTAGGAATAGGGACAACAGATCCAGATACTACTCTTGAAGTAGCAGGAGTAATTAAATCAAGCTCTACATCAAGAGTCCAAGCAGATGTTTTAAATAACTCTGCAAACAGCGCAAATATAATCTACCGAACTGATAGGACTATTGTAGGTAATAATGCAAGTGCTTTAGTTATTTTAGATGGTGGTAATGTCGGGATAGGAACAACTAACCCACAAGAAGAATTAGATCTTCGTGGTGATATGAGGTTGGATAGTGCGGGGAATACTGATAGAAGCATTTACTTTAGAAATCAAAGCAGTATAGCAAAAGTAAGAAGTGACGCTGCCTTACAGTTTGATGTAGGCGTAGCAAGTTCTCCTACTGCGGCGATGTATATTGAGGAGGACACTAGAGATGTAGGTATAGGCTTAACTAGCCCAACATCAAAACTCCATATTTACGGTGGAAGCAGCACAGGTCTTGCTGGGTCATTAAGAAATGACTCAAAAAACAGAATGAACATGAAGGTTCCTATGTCTTCGACCACACGTTACATTGGGACAGTTACCCAATATGGAAACGGAGACTCAGCAGGTTTCACTATTAGATTATATGATGGGGCAGAAAAAGTATTTAGAATTGTTCGTGTTGTTGTTCAAAACTCTGGTGGCACAAACTTCCCTTCAATAACTGTTGAAGGTGGTGGAGAAGATACCGACATTCATATAGATTTAAAATATAAAAATAGAGATGGAGATGCTACCAAAACAGACTTCTTCCTCGATCCTACAGGAACAAAATTCTTTACTCAATATATTGAAATAGAAGGTTTTATATTTAAAGAAGAAGGATATAATACAACTTCACTTTCATCATGCAGTCTTGATGACAACCTTGCTTTAAATATTTTAGATCATGGTAATGGTAGTAGAGTGGGTGTAGGAACTACTGACCCATCAGCAAAGTTTCATGCTGAAGGTTCCATGATAGTCAAGGGTGATGCTACTTGGGCGGGGACTGACAACCAAGATGGTGCTATATACATGTCTGATGTAGGCAGAGGTCTTCTTGGTAACATGGGTAGTAATTACGCTAGACCGCTAATCAGCACATCATCACAAACCATAATTATTGGCAGCAATGGAACAAGCGCAATAAGAAACATTAAATATAATGCTGGTAATGGTGCTGGAACAGCAGATAGTGAACATAATTTTTATACAAGCGGCAATAATGTTAGATTTCATATTGCAAAAGATGGTAAAGTAGGTATAGGAACAGATAGTCCTGTTTATGAACTTGATGTCGCAGGTGATGTTGGAATTGATCAATATATTAGACACAATGGTGATACTAATACTTATTTTGGATTCAGTGCAGGTGATACTATTCAATTTAATACAGCTAGTAATGAAAGAATGCGTATCGCCGCTAATGGTAGCGTAGGCATTGGTGTCACTAACCCCGCAGGTGACAAGTTAATGACTCAAGCAGACAATGGTTATTTTGCTGCGCGGCTAAATGGATCAACGACAGCGGGTCAAAGTAATGGTTTAAGAGTTAGGGCAGGATATAATTCAACTGATCGTCCTGTATTGGTTGAAAAAGGAGACGGAACAGACGTTTTTATAATTGATGGATTAGGTAATGTAGGTATAGGAAGCGCTCCAAGTTATGAACTCGATGTAAGTGGCACAACAAGATCCACTTTTTATATAGGAGGTGCTTACTTGGAGGAGAATGCATCCTCTAGCAAACTAAAATTCTATACCGATGGCACAGTCCTTGTAATGGACGAAGATGGCGAACTCAAGCCATGTGATAAAGAAAACGATACTTTAGTTTTTGGTGTTAGTAAGAAAGACTTTGATTCACCTGTAGTGCTTGGAGCGGAGCCTGTTCTTGTAACAGGACCAATTAAAGTTGGTGATTACATAGTTACCTCAAGCAAGCAGGGTCATGGGCAAGCCATGAAAGAACAGAATATAGGCACTATTATAGCACAAGCTATGGAAAGTGGTGATGGTGAATCGTATAATATAAAGGCGATGATTAGGAAAATGTAATGAGAGTCTATTTTAAATACAATAAAAATACAGATGAGACCTCTCTTTATGGAGACGAAGAGGCGTTAAAGTTATTTGAGGTTGAAAGCATCACTAATAATGAAGAGGAGGTTTTACTAAGTGTGGTGATACAAACAGATTTAGGTCCACTACCAGCACCACCAACAGTAGAAGAGGAGGAATTTGCTAATGGCTGATTATATTTCATATCAAAACGGCAATTTTAATGACTCTGCTACATGGGGTGGAGGAGGTTTTCCTGATACTAATGGAGACACTTTTGTTGTATCTAATGGTCATACTGTTGTTTATAATGTGAGTGGCACAATAAGCGATGGCTTTGGTGATTCTAATATTTATGGTCATTTAAGACACTCTGGAGGAATGGTCACAGAGTTAAGAATGGACGGGAACTTGAATGTAAGGGCAAATGGTCTTTATGAGATGGTCGATGATAGCACTTTGGTTATAAAAGGGGATAATAGCGACGATCATGAATTTAGTGTTTATGGAGATGCTGGAGCAAGTTTTTTAGCAACTGGTAGTTCTCCAACGCAAGAAACAAAACTTTCGACTTCAGGCGATGCAGGGGATGATTTTTTTAATGTAGATAGTTCTACAAACTTCCAAACAGGAGATTGGTGCAGTATACATTTTAGATATTCTGATTTAAAAAGCAGAGAAGATTGGGTTAATAATACCGCATATCCTACTGGGCCTTTATCTGGAGACGGAGTTAATCAGTCAAGAAGCAGTTGGCAAAGCAGCAATCAAAACCACAACGAAAGCTCACATAATTTAGATGAGGGTTTTATAATTCACGATATAAATGGAAATACTATTTATCCTAGAAATTTAGTAGGACCAGAGGAGACAATCGTAGCTGCTAGAACAGATCAAATTAAAGTAAGTGATTCTAGAGTTTTTAGAGAGGGCCAAAAGCTAATTTTTGGAACCTCCAGTAAGAGGAGTGTAAAAGAAGTTTTATCTATTAATAATAGTTTAAATGTAATTAAATTCACTTCTAACTTAACTTCTACCGATGTAGTTGGAGAAAAAGTTTATATAGGAGGGGCGGGTAGTCATCATTATGGGAAATCTACCGTAAGAAGAGTCGCTTCTCAAATTGTATCTACTGCTGCCAAAGATGCTACTACAATAACAATAAATGAAGCTAGTGATTATGCAGTAGGAGATGAGTTTTATGTTGATCATGTAAAGACAGATGATGAAACATGGACCAACCTTTTTGGAGGTTATGGAGGTAATTCCTATTATCAAGACTGCAATAAAAGACACAAAGTAACAAACAAATCAGGCAATACTTTAACTTTCACTCCTGCCTTACCACATGCTGCTGCTGCTGGAACTTTTCTTTACAAAGCTAATAGAAAAATAACAATTAGAGGAGCAGATTACTCTGTAGATAAACCCTCAATTTATTTTAGAAGCAGAACTACAACCGCCACAATAGATGGTCAAAGCAGATATGATAGGAAACTTTTAATTAAAGATGTCCAGTTTTTAGGCATGGGTAACAGTAGCTCTAGTAAGCAGGTCTGGTTTAGAGGAGGTTACAATGACGGTTACTGGAGACTATCTCACAGTGTTGAGGGTCTAGTAATTGATGGGATGGCGAATGTTCATGCCTACTACGTAAGAGCAGATAGTTTGTATTACTCCACTTGGAGGAACTGGATTATAACCAATATGTATAGAGGTGGTTATAGTGGGAATATAGATAATAATATATTTAATACTGTTTATTTAAACTGCCGCCGTTCAAATGAAAACAGATACATGTATTATCGTAATGGCAGATATTGGTATAATAGAATGATTAAATGTTATGATTATGATTACTCTAGATCTCCTACTATATGGAATTCTATGACCACTCATTTTCAAAATTACTATAATGGTTGGCATGGACCATATTTATATAATGGTGCTAACTGGTTTCAATGTGAAGTTTGTTATAGATACTATCCTGTTAGAGCATATAAGGATAGTGATAAATCAATATCTTATACAAAATTTAAAAACCTGCCTGATGATGTAAATAGTGACCCTTATTATTATGAGACTGGTAGAGACTTATACAGAGATTCAACATACGGGACTTTGCTTGTAAAAGATAGAGATTATATTTTAGGTAACGATTTTATTTTTGCTGGAGGAGTTGCAAAGTGCTTCAAAGAAGAAGAAGGAGCTTATAGGGTTTATGGAGGAAGAACTGGAGGATATGCAGATCCAGAGGGAACTTTTCAAGAAATTGAAATACCACCTAAATCAACAGTTAGAATTACTGGAGAAGCAAAACTACCAGAAACGACTTATAATGACGCAACAAGCTTTACTTATTGTCCACATTTATTGTTTTATTTTTTAAGTTCAAGACATCATCAGCAGTGTGCTTATGGAGATAATTTTTATGATTCTGATTTCTATAGTTCTAATAGAAAATTTAGTAAATTTGCTAATGTCCCTGAACAAGATGTCAACTGGGGTTCAGAGGGCCGTTTTGATTATGATCAGCCCACTGTATCAGGTCAGCCAAGAGGAAGCTATAGAGACACTCCATTCAATTCAAAAACAGAATATAAGAGTAAAACTATCACAATAGTTAATGATTCTTGGTTTCCGAAAGCTTTAAGAGTCGGCTTTTGCAGCATTAGCGGCAACGCAAGATTTGGGTGGTTTGAAAAACCCCTTAAAATAGCCATAACAAAACAAGGGGGTCTTGGAGATAGTAGATTAAATACATTGAAAAAGGTGGGTGAATATATCTTCAAGATAGGTGTAAATACAGTTAATAACGTGAAAAGAATTGGAGGTTCTAGACTTTAGATATGCCGACAGTAACAGGAGATAATTTTTTTATAAATAAGCATACCCTTCAATTTAGAACGGGAGAATCTTCTATTGCCTCTATCGCATATGATAAAACACAAGAGGAAATAAGCATTTCTAATGCAGGGACTGGTTCAATTAATATTGGTGATGCAGGTGGTGATATCTTTATTGGAGATGGATCTGTAGAAACAGATATTGTTTTTGAGCAAAATGGCTCGATTAGAGCTTTAGCTAATAAAACTTTAAAATTAGGCCAGAGTGACTCTGATGTTAAAGTAAACGCACAAAACTTCATTGTCAGCGGCGATGCTTCATTTAGTGGGGCGATGACCATTAATGGCAACCCTGTAATGACAGGGGCTAGTGATCTAGATACTGATACTCTACAAACTGTAACAGACAGGGGGGAGGTCACTACAAACAGCATTGGTATAGGAACAACTAGTGCAAATGGATTATTACAAGTTGGTAAATACACAATAGCATCACAGGGAAACCAAGGCACTTATGGAAATTTAAGTAGTTTCGCTAATAGTGATACTGATAATATATTTTTAGGATTAAAGAATGGATCTTATCCAAACAGGGGCTTCGCATTCAGAACCGTAGCAAATGGTGTTAATTGTGATTTCACTATTTACGAACATGGACAGGGTTCTGCGGAAGTATTTAGAATAAGTTCTATTGGTAATGTTTCAATTGGCAATACTTCTGCTGGAGCTAAATTAGATATTAGAACCGATAGCTCTACTACTAATGGAGTTACCTTAAGAGCAGAATCTAGCACGGGAGCTTACTTTAGACTCTATCACGGAGGAGCTTTAGATACAGAAGGTAATATTACTGCTCCTAGATTCATTCAAGATACAAATGTAGGAAACAATTTTTACGCTGCTGGATTTACTAGGTCATCAAGCTCGCTAGATAACCCAGATATTTATGATTTGAACGGCTATGGTTTAGTATTAGGAGCTACATCTTCTGAAAATACTCTAACTATTGATACAGGTAATACAGTATTAGTTAAAGGTGGATCTGAGCCTGATACAAACAGCTATAAAGCAGACTTTGCGGTAGGAGTAGGAACAAACCCACAAATCTCTTGGAGAAACCAGCAGGTTCAAATTGGTGGCACCGATATGAACTGGGCAGGTAAAATTTACCATGATGGTATGTTTAATGCAGCCGCTTGGGCTAGTCATTTCAGGTTATTTACCCAGTCTAGCAACTCAACTCCTTATGATATTATCTTTAGTCCTTGGAATGGTTCTTCTGTATCAGAAGCAATGAGGATTCTAGGAGAGGGTCGTGTTGGAATAGGAACAAATAATCCAGCAAGCCTTCTTCATGTTAGTAGTGAGTCAAGCGAGTCAGAATTAAGAATAGAATCTGACAACGGCAATGGAGATCCTTTTCTCCATTTTAAATTAGATGGAGGAAGTTCTTACTCTATTGGTATCGACGATGATGACTCTAATGCCTTTAAGATAAGTAGGAACGCGACTCTTGGCACAAATGATATTCTTAAAGTTGACTCTACAACTGCAATTGTATATAATAATTTATTAGTTGGAGAAGCAGATGGAACTTTAGATGGATCTAGATTAGAGGTTTGGACTACAAATAGTCAGTCTCCATTTTCGATAACGAACACGACCAACTCTAACCGCAAAGTTCTCGACTCTGCATTCAATAGTAATCATCCTAGATTTTCTATTTTTAACGCATCAGCAACAGAGACTATAAGACTAGAGACAAACGGTGATTCATTCTTCAATGGCGGTGACGTTGGCATAGGAACAACGAGTCCGACTTTTGGAAAACTAGAAATTTACAAGAACGGCGCTGATACAGAGTTATGCATTCATGAAGATGCAGGAACCCACGAAGCAAGATTACATTTAAGAAGAGGAGGTTCTGATTGGGAGATTATTAATAATAATCATCTGACGCTTGAAATAGAAGGGTCAGAAATTGTTAGGTTTAGAAGTGATGGTAAAGTAGGTATAGGACTCTCTGACCCAGATCAAACATTAGATGTAGGTGGAAATATTAGAATACCAAACCAAGGAAAGATTGTATTTGGGTCAGCAGGAACAACACCAAGTGATTACCTACAGCTATATGATGTTGGAGCAGGAAATCCTTTGTTAAAGTTGGTTCAGGATGGAGCAGAGAGATTTTCCATTGAGGGTGTTAATGGGAATGTCTATATGCAGGGCAATGTTGGTATAGGCATAACTAATCCAGCAACAAAGTTGCAGATAGACAACGGAGGAGCAGGAACTGTAGATTCAGCTTATTCACTAGCCATAAGAGGTGATGGTATTGATGGTATCCAGATAATAAGTGACGCTAGCAATCAAGGTCGAATTGTTTTTGGAGATAATAGTAACAATTCAATTGGGCGAATAAACTATGATCATTCTGATGATAGTATGAGCTTTAGAACAAATGGCTCTGAAAAGGTTTACATTACCTCGGCAGGTAGTGTAGGTATAGGATCAAGTAATCCGTCTAGTAAGTTAGAAGTTCAAACTTCTTCAGTGGCTGGGATTGTTACAGGATTACTTATTCATAATAATGTAGCTACAACATCAACTGCTGGAAATGGAGTTGGCATTGTTATGGGTAGAGCAGGTGGTGTTTATTCCAGTAAAATAGCCAATGTATGGACAAATAATAATCCATCTTTCCTGCAAACAAACATAGCGTTTTACACCATGCACGACAGCTTCGCTGCTGGTAGTGAAACTGAAAAGATGCGTCTGACATCACAGGGGCGTTTGGGTATAGGACTCACTAATCCTAGTCAAAGACTAGAAGTTTATACAAATACAGATGTATCAGCACAAATAGGTAGAGCGCATATTGGTCATGTAGGTTTTGGAGATCATGCAGGATTTGCTCATCTTGATAATGCCACCACAAGTAATTATTCTTTATTGCAAAGCAGCGCAGGAGATACTTTTATCAACACTCCTGCGAGCAGACAAATCTATTTCAGAAAAGGAAATACAACTATAGGAGGGTTTAATGGGGACAGCGATTTCTATGTCGATACAGACACTTTATATGTAGATTCCTCTGAAGGCAGAGTTGGTATTGGAGTAAGTGATCCAGATGCAACTCTAGAAGTTAAAGGTGCAGGAAATAGCAATGCTACTACATCTCTTCATGTTAGAGATAGTGACGACCAAAAGTTATTCATGGTTAGAAATGACGGTGTTGTAACTGTAGAGCATAATTACTTCTATGCTAGTGCAAGTGCTGGAGCTTATGTTCAAACAGATTTAAGAGTCAGAGGTAGTCTATCTAATGACGCAGGAACTTTAGCAATACATGGTGATGTAAACTTTGATTCAAATACTTTATATGTAGATAGCACAAATAATAGAGTTGGCGTAGGATTAACTGCTCCTTCAACACCTTTACATGTAAAAGGTAATATAAGAGCAGAGGCTTCTTCCAGCACTGCGTTCGCTGATTTTAAGAGTTCTCAGGTCTATGCTAGTAGCGCTTATGATATTATAGTAGGATCAAATAATTCTTTAAATTTTAGAACAAACGATACCAGAAGGATGACCATCCTAGGAGGTGGTAATGTTGGGATAGGGACAACTAATCCTGATGAATTATTAAGAGTTGTTGGTGGCAATATATGCGTCACAAATGGTCAATATCTCATATTTGATGGTGCTGGTTCCAAGAACCATAAAATGAGATCATACTATGATGGAAGTCAAGGTCATGTAGAAATTATTGTAGGAGGCACAGATGTTATAGATCTGGCGGCAGATGGTAATGTCGGTATAGGATCAACTAGCCCTAGCGCACCATTAGATATAAAAGCCGCTGTCGCAAATAATGCCCCTTTACTAAAACTCAGAAACGAAAACAATTCTAATGGGGCAAGTATACAATTTATTGATCAGTCTACTGCTCTACAACCTGCGAACATAACCTATAAACACGCAGATGGTTTATCACAAGGTGGAGGAGCTTCTTTCCATTTTACTGGTGAAGCAGATTTAACATTAGTTGTTGGAAACTCTACCAACAAAGGTAGAATGGTTGTTAGTAGTGCAGGTTCTGCTAGTGAGGCTGATTATGGTTTCTATGATGATGTCAATATGGGCATGTCTAGAATAACTACTGATGATCTTGCATTGATTACTGCGGGACAGCAGAGATTGAGAATTGATCCTGCTGGAGATGTTGGTATAGGTATAACTAACCCTACTTCAAAGCTTCATGTAAAAGGGCCAATAAATATCACAAGGACCGCGAACAGTGATACTTCCAATATAGACATGGAAGGAAACTTTAGGTTCTCTGCTCAAAATGGTTACAGAACCACATTTTTCAATAATGGATCAGAAAGAGTCAGATTTGATGTTAATGGTCATGTTGGGATAGGAACCACTAGTCCTGATACTTTACTACATCTACAAGCAAGTGACCCAGTATTAAAGGTTAGAGATTCTTCTACTACAACAAACTCTGCCACTCTTTGGCTCCAAGAAAGTGATACTTATGGAGTAAAAATAAATTATCAATCTAATGGTGGAGACAAAGGAAGAGATTATCTTACCATAGATACTTTATCTGCTGCTGATGGTAACAATCAAGCAGGTAATCATGACAATGCTTGGGGTATAGATCAAGATGGTTATGTCATGCCACATAAGGGTGCGGTAGATGGTAACTTACTAAAATCATATGAGTGGCTTCTTTATGGACCACAGGTTAGCGGCTCGACTCCTTCTTTCCCAAGAAATGGTCTAGAAACAGAAAACGCTAGAATTTATGGTCACAACCCATTCGGAGAACCTGCTATCTTGTGGTATACTCCTAATCAGGATTCTTCTGATAATGATGATGGAGGCTGGAATTCAGATACATTTATTGTAGATAGAGGTAAATCATATAGAACTTCTGTTTGGGTTAAGAAAGAAACCGATACTCCCGCTGACGGTAATTTGTATTTAGGAACAAATTATGTAAATAACCTAAATGGCACTTACAATACTAACCCATATTTTCTTGGTGGTAATACATTAAACACGTTTGGAGAAACTGGGCAGTGGTATTTGTTTGTTGGCTATATTTTTGATAGTGGTCACACTGGGACATCTAATCATCCAAAAGGAGGTATTTACGATAGAAATGGTAGAAAATTAGCTAGTGCCAATTCTTTTAAGTTTACTGATAGCGGAGATCCTAGTGATGGACTATCAAGTAATTTTAACACATCAAGACAAAGAGTTTATAATTACTATGATTCTAATACAGGTTCTAAAACTTATTGGTGGGGACCAAGATTTGAGCCATTAGAAGCAAGCACACCGACTTTAAAAGAGATATTAAATACCCCAACAAGTGATACAGGAGCTTCATTTATGGGTAGTGTTGGAGTAGGGATCAACACTCATAGTCAAACAAATGAAGTAAAGCTACATGTTTATAAAAATGCTAATAGAGCCACAACAATAGTTCAGAATAACAATCATGTAGCAAGATTTGAGGCTTATGGCACTGCTACAGCAATAGATACTACTGCTAGTAATGGAGTTATTATAAGAAATAATGGCTCTAATAAAGTTCATTTTGATGCTGGTGGAAATGTTGGTATAGGCGCAGATGATCCTGACACTAAACTAGAAGTGCAGACTTCTGTTGGCGCTCCAATGTTACATTTGAGGCCAAATGCAGCCTCTACAGCAATCAATCCTATTATATTGTATAGGAATCAGCTTGAAGGTTCTGCGAACTATATGCTTTGCCAAGGAGTTTCAACTTTCTTTGGCACATATGAAGGAGGTGCGCCAACTGATCCGTCAGACATGATCAAGCTGCAACCAAATACAAGTGCTAATCCTCAATTACACATAGGTGATGCAGGATCATCAGCAGCAACATTAAATGTTGGAGGTAATATAAAATTATTAAATAATGGAACTAGCTACATTAATGGTGGGAATTTTGGTATAGGAACAACTAGCCCTTCAAAGTTCTCTGTAAGGGGAGGAATGTCGGATTTTGAGACAACTCTTACAAATAACGATGACTGGCAAAATTCTCCTATAAGTATTTTAGAAAGAGATAATGTCGGACTTAATCAAAGTGCTGATAAATATTCTCCTAATTTAAATTTTCATTGGGGTGGTAGAGTCTCTAATTCATTGTGGATGGGGGCTAATGGACAACTTAATTGGGGTAGTTATAGCGCTGCTGGTATTCCTTCTGATGACGGAACATTTAATGTCGGCACTATAAATATTAATGGCAATATAGTCACACAAAGTAGTAAATTTATAGGGTTAGGCGCTACGCTCGCTGCTGTAGAGTTTGGAGATGGGACTGTAGGCAACGAATCGGCAGATCTTTCTTTTGTTACTAATTCAGATGGTGAGTTTACCTTCTATAGAGGGGAAAATAAATTAATCATTGGTTCTACAACAAATGTTGTAAACGGTGATTTCCTTGTGGATACAGACACTCTTTATGTAGATGTTTCTACTGATAGAGTGGGAATTGGAGTCACTAATCCAAGTAATACACTAGATGTAGCTGGAGGTGCTGAATTTAATGCTGAAACGTATATTAGAGCGCAAAGCAATGCAGGGTTAAGAATACAGACCATAGATCAAGGTATAACTAGTAATGATGGAATAAGATTAGGACTTAATGCCACTCATGCATTTCTATGGAATCTTGAAAATAAACCTTTAGCATTAGCTACAAATAATCAAGAAAGACTAACTATTCTACAAGGTGGTGATGTAGGTATAGGAACAACATCTCCAGCTACTAAATTAGATGTAAATGGTGATGTAACCATAACTAATAAACTCATCCATGCTGGAGATACTAATACTTATTTAGCATTTGAAACCGACACTTTCAGAATGTTCGCTGCTGGCGAAGAAATGATTAAGTTCAATTCTTCTAAAGTAACAATCAATGAAGCCGCAGGTAATAATGATCTACAAGTAAAAGGTAACACAATTGATAATTTAGTTTATGTAGATGGATCTGCTGACAAAGTTGGCATCAATACAAATAGTCCTGATATGCTGCTCACTGTTGAAGGTAAGATGCGCTCTGTATCAAATATGACCTTGGGTTCTGATGAAACCTTTGGAGGCACCTATGGAGCTATTGGTATTGGAACCACAAACTTAACAAACGGTCACCACAGGATCTTTGCCAAGCCTACTGACCACATGTATTTCGCGGCTTCGTCTAACAAAGGGTTTAGGTTCAGACCAAATGGTGGAACATCAACAGCATCTGCTGGTGTTACAATAGCTTCAGATGGAGATGTGGGCATAGGGACAACTTCCCCAGCTTCAAAATTAGAAGTTCAAGGAACAATACAAACAAAAGTTTACTCTATTAGTTCTTTACCTTCAGCCTCTCCAGCAGGACAAAGAGCTATGGTGAACAACTCTTATTATACCTTTGGGTCTGCTGTTTTAGGACAAACAGTATATGCAGGAGGCAGTGCTGTTGCACCAGTATACTCTGATGGATCTTACTGGAGATACGGATAATCAGTTGATATTGTAGATTTAAAATCTATAATAAATTGATGTTAAACTGCGTATTTTTAATTCCCATTGATCACAGAGGAATCCAAGGTCAGTGTTTCGGGCAATATCTAGAATTGCAAAGTTGGTGCGATAAGAACAACGCCGCTATTTTGACTTGTAATGGTTTATTTTTAAACTTTGCACGTAATTTCTTGGCTACAGGAGGAGGTGGATTTGCAGATACTTCCCCGCCAAAAGCCGAGTGGCTCTTCTGGATTGACTCTGATGTAAGATTTAATATTGAGCAGATAGAACATATGCTTAGTATACCGCCAGATAAAAAGTTTGTTACTGGATGGTATAGGTCTGATTACTCAGATAAAGCTATGGTAGGTAATTGGAATGAAGATTTTTTCAGAGAAAACCTTCATATGCCATTCACTTCAGTAAAATGGCTTGATGAAACAGCAAAGAAAGACCCAAGTAAATTAATTCAAGTTGATTGGTGTGGATTTGGATTCACTAAAGTTCATAGGTCAATTTACGAGCAAATGGATTACCCATATTATCCTCTTAAAGAGGCTAATATTGATAATTGTAAGCATCCAAGGATAGAGGGAGAGAGATTTGAAGTTAATGATTTAAGCTTTGAAGATGTTAGTTTTTGTAGAAATGTATATGAAAAACTAGGAATAAAGCCTCTAATTGTGCCTAAATTAAGAGTCGGGCATTTAAAATCCTTTTTTGTGTAATTATGTGTAGATATTATTAACAATAAAAGATATAATTTGTCATGCCAGATAATCTAGGAGAACCAATACCAAGGGACGAGCCATTTGTGGTTCCAGCCAGACCAGAAGAAACATATGATTCTGTTTGGCTTCGTAATATTAACATTTTTGTGCCAAATACAGCAGAAGCTGATCCCACTCAGGGCAGCATTAATATTGAAATGCTTCCATATGATGGAGAGAATGAAAAGGTTTTGAATACTGCTGATAATGAGGGCGCTGAATATATCAATGTTCCTAGTCGTGTGAATGGTCGCAAACCTTTCTGGCAAATGATTCAAGAGGTTCCAGAAGCTGCTGATGCAATGGATGCAATTATTGCAGCAATCCCTGCTATAAGAGAGTGGGCAAATACTGCTCCACCAGAGCCAGAGCCTCCAGAGCCGCCAGTAGATCCAGATTTTGGGGTTGACCCAGATCCTACTCCAGAGCCAGAGCCAGAGCCAGAGCCAGAGCCAGAGCCTGATCCAGTTGACGAGGACGAAGACGATTCTTAAATACTGTCTTCAATATAACCTAATGCTTTCACTTGCATGATAAGTGACATTGCATTAGTGCAACATATGGATTCTGTTACCACAGTTAGTGGGTAGTTGTATTCAGTATCAATTCTGATGCCAGCTTCTCTGTCTTCTGGGCAAATAATATCAGAAACGTAATCGTAAAAACCTTTTTTCTTTAGTATTTTAAAGTAATAGTCCCTTTGATCTTTTTGGGCTTCTACTAATACATCCATTTCCAAGTATGACTTGGCGGTCATGGATAAATATCTGAAATAAAGTCCTTCGTTTAAGCTTAAGTCAGATACTACAATCAAGTTCACACTTAATTTTACACAAATAAGCGTCTAAACGTAAACTCTCTTGGTTGTATGCATTTAAAATTAATAAAAAAGCACCTACAGAGTATAATAATTCACTTCCTAGGATGAATGATATAGAAAGAAATAAGGTAGAATAATTCATTAATGATCTCTAGATCCTTCAAATACACAAACAAAGTATAAATCTTTGTCTGTTGGATTATCTACTTGATGAAATACTCCATCAGGAATTAAGACTACATCTCCTTCTTTAACATGGAAGCTTTCATCTCCAAGAAGCATATCTCCTTCTCCTTCAACAAAATAGTAGACCTCTTCTTTACCTTCGTGGCTATGACCTCTTGTTTTTTTATGAGGTTTTAATCTAGTGCTACTTAATATAAGATTATTTAAAGCTTTATTATCTTTGAGTAAATAAGTTTCGTTGTCTTTAACAATCTCTCCTTTTATATCTTTAATTTGAATTTTCATAAGTTAGTTTATACATTTTATCTTTATCCTCTTGTCTGATAATAAAACTCATCAAACCACCAATATGTTTCATCATACAAAAAATAAAACCAGCTTCTTTAAATTTTTTTAGTTCTTCTTCGTCTCTGATAAATCCTTTAGTATCCCAATCATCAACTAAAATAACCCTTGTAGTTTTTTCTATTAAAGAAAATTGTTTTCTTGTTTGTTCTCGATCATTGCTCCCATCTAAATAAACAAAATCAAAAGGTTGTTTTTCTTTCAAAAAATCAGTCCCAGACATATAGAAAGATTCTACTTTATATTTTTCTGGAATTGTGTCATTAACAAAATCAATTGCTTCTTTTTCAATATCGCAAACCTTTAAACTGCCTCCATTTTTATATACATAATCTGCCCAAAAAAACGTAGACCAACCATCAGCACCCCTTCCGCTCTCGCTCCTCGCACATCCTATCTCCCCAATATTTAGTGGTTGATGATCAAAAAATTTACCAACAAATTCAAAGATAGGATCTCTACCCTCCTTCTCGCTATTAAAAAAATTTTTTACATTGTCTGTCATATCTACTTCATATTATAATCTGCTTTTTTAACTTTTTCAATCCATTTCCAATACATCTTCTCGTCACCTCCTTTAATCTTCCATCTTCTATGAGCCTCTTTTGTAATCTTATTTGCTTTTGTCCTACCTGCCCATTTACCAACTTCTGTTGAGGAATTTCTGTCTATCTTATATATCTTAAAAAACTCTCTAAAAATTTTTAAATGTTCTGGCTCAATGTCTGATAATGTTTTATATTTTTCTTTTGGAGACCAGTCAGGCACTGCAATAATTTTATTATCTACTTTACCACCATCTATAAACCCAAGAACACCTAATACTCTACAGGAAACTAAAACACCTCTATCTATAGGGTCATGATTAAATACCAATACATCTAAGGGATCATCATCAAGTGCTATAGTCTGTGGAATAAAGCCGTAATTAATAGGATATTGCAGAGACGAGACTAAACACCTATCTAATTTAAATATATTTAAATTCTCATCATATTCGTATTTTGTATTTGTTCCCTTTGGGATTTCAATAACACAATTAACGTGTTCAAAATTATCTGTTGTGGTTGGTATGTCGTCTATTAAGTTCATTATTTTTAATCTTATAAGTCCAGTCGCATTTATAATTAAGTAATTCTTCTTTTGTTTTTTTAGGATAAGGATCTCTACGAGTTATATCACGAATCATTAGGTTAGCTCTATGATCATCTATTTCGGGTCTTGCTCCATCACAGTTATTATGAAAACGATAAAAATACAGAGATTGTTCAAAATGATGTGTTTTTTTCTCACCAGACATTTCTGCCATTGGTATGAATAAAATAACATCTTCAGGAAATTTAAAAATGGTTCCATCTTTGTATCTTAAATCAACATCTTTTATATTTTTCATTAAGAAAAACTTATGTGATCTAAGATGACCTAAACAAAATGTTTGTTTCCTTAAAGATTTTGACCAATCAACTTCTGTATACCAATTATCTGGAAACCTTACCCAATTGTCATGTGATGCTCCTCCATAAGTCATCCACCAGCCATTCAAATAAAGGCTATTCAAATAACAAAGAGTCTGTTTGTGAATAAAATGATCATCACCATCAAGAGTAACTATAATATCCTCGTCTTCTGGCTCACAAAACTTAACAAAGTTAAATGTTTTATTAAAAACAGCACCCATATTTGTATGATTTTTAATAATTTTTATTCTAGGATCGCCATTTATTGTTTCTTCTGCCACTTTTATAGAATTATCTGTGCTAGCATCGTCAAATATATACATTTCCCAATCAGTATAATCTTGTAGTAAGACGCTAAGAATACAATCTCGTATAAATTTTTCACAGTTGTAACAAGTTGTGACAATCCTAATCATTTAGAAGGCTAGGTTGAGAGCAAAAGAGCCAAATAAAGAAAGACGCTAGGATGAACAAAAAAACGCCAAATAAACACAATTAATCAGCTAAAGGAAATTCTTCTTTTAATGTAAAAACTTTTTCTTTTTTTTGTTTTTGTAGATTTTGTTCGATCTTTTTTCTTTCTTCGATTAGCATTGCTTTTGCTAGAATTGCATAATTTATAATGTCTTCACAAGCATCTTCAACCGACTCATTTGAAACTTGTAATTGCTTATCATTTGTGAAAGAACGAATTCTTTGAACCTTGTCGATTAGACGTAATAGAAGACCTTGAACTGGATGAATATCTAATATAACAGAAGAATTAAAATTAGCGAATATGTCCTTGGCATTCTTGCCTCCAGTATAATCACTGTTTTTTCTTTTCATTATCTCCTTGCACTTGCTGCAAGTTTCATCGTGTAAATTTAGCAACTGTTCAGTATTCATTTTTAATTATTTTTTATTAGTCTTTAACAAACTTTCCATCAACCATCTTGCCTGTCCTGTCTTTTATTTCATTATAGGCGAGTTCTAAAGATCTTGTGGGATCTTCTCCAAGCATTTTAGAGGCGATAATAATAGTGACTAGCATATCTCCTATGCCATCAGCGATTTCTTTTTCGTCTTTCTCTTTTACCGCTTGAATTGTTTCATTTAGTTCCTCTTGTGTTTTATCTAATTGAGCTAGAGGATTTGGATTATCGAAAATCCCCCTCTCATTTGCCCAAATCAATACATTTTGACTTAATTCTTCAAAATTTTTCATTAGTTTTTATCTTTATTTTCTTGCATTCTGGCAATATGCCTTGTCCAGATGTCTGCTTGCTCTATTTGGACTTTATTCTCCCATTTGTCAACCGCTAATCCATACATGCTAAAGGGATAAGTTAAAACAACTCTTAAGAAGTAAATTGTGCCTACTAATATTCCTATAGGGATACCTATTACAATAGTAGCAAGTAGGATAAAAAATCGTCCTGCATAATACTGGTATTTATTCATGCATATCATTATATGCTAAAACACCTATAAGTCAAGGGTATTTTTTTTTCATAAAAAATGCTTGCATGGTTTTAGTTTTTGGATATACTACACCCATGCCAAAGATAAACAGCACATTCGATGACGCAATCGGGCAAGAGTCAGTCAAACGGACTTTAAGTATCTATATAGACGCTTACAAGAAGACCGACCGCTTGCCATTTATTAATCTTACCACTGGCAAAGGAGGAGGAAAAACATTCTTCGCTCGCAAGTTTAGAGAGGCTCTTAAGAGGAGTAATGGTGAAAAGCCACCTATGCTTGAAGTCAATGGTAAAACCATAAAAAATGCAGGTAGCTTTTTTGAGCAGGTTTATCCTGTCTGGGTGCAACACAATGCATTTCTTTTTATTGACGAAGGACACAATCTCCCCAATGATTTACAACAGATTTTTCTTTCTGTTCTTAATGTAGACAAGAACCCTAGGAGGACGGTCGAGCATGAGGGAGTTCCTTATGATTTTGATTTTACTAAACTTACTTTCTGCATGGCGACCACTGATCAGCAGAAATTAGCAGAACCTCTCAGAGATCGTCTTAGGGATATTGCTTTTGAGGAATATAAAGATAAAGAACTTTATGACATCTTCCACGATAATTTAGAATGGAAAACCGAAATCCATGAATCCGCAAAGGAAGATATCATTTCTTCTTTTAGAGGAAACCCAAGAGATGCCGTTGTCAAAGCAGAAGATTTAAAAATATACGTTTCTGCAAGAGATGTCAAGAAGGTAACCAAAGAAATTTGGAAAGAGTTTTCTGAAGCAATGGGAGTCAAAGCTTACGGCTTGACAGCTTCAGAGATTACTATAGTAAAGGCTCTGGGCGAGCGTGGAGCTATGACCTTAACAGGTCTTGCTTCTGTGACTGGCTTCCAGAAGGGAGCAATCCAGAGAGACTACGAAGCAATGCTTATCAAGAAACGCCTATTAAAAATTGACACTAAAAGAGAATTGACTAAAAAAGGTCTGGATCTTGCAAGAGAGATTTCATAACATCAATTATGAAACAATACAAGCCAAAAGAGGTGACTATCGGAGGTCAGAAATTCACCATAGTCTACAAACAAATGAAAGATTTTGGTGAGTTAGATTCTGATGGCAAAAAGATCTACATCTCTAATAAAATTAAAGGAGAAGTTCTTTTAGATACTATCATTCATGAAGGTTTTCATGCCATGCTTGCCATCTCTGGCTTGGGCTACATCCTAGAGGATGTCCAGTCTGAGTTAGAGGAGGCACTGGTCAGGGCATACGAGAATATTATGACACCTTTTCTAAAAGAGCAATATAAAGAGTTCTATAAAAAATGATTTTTTATTGAAAAAAATTGTTGACTTAAATTTAAATCCAATTATATTGATACCAACCAAAACAAACAAACAAAAAATATGGCTACAAGAGGAAGACCAAAAGGAGCAAAGTCGTTTGTCAACATTGACATGGAGACACTAAACGAATACTTTGGCTCAAAACAACATATCCCTGTTAGCAGGGTATGGCTAGAGAAGATGAATATCCTAATCATTGAAAAAGAAGCAAACGAAGTAAAATCTTCTATTAAACCAACAAGCGAAACTGGAGCAATTCAATTTTCAGTTACAGAATAATGATAGAAGATAGATGGATTAATTTTGTTCTCTTAAATGGGTGGAGAATAAAGGCAGAGGTAGAAGACGAAACAGGAGATCTTGTTATTCGTGTAAGCAATGAAAATGGAGATGTTTTTAAACAAGATGTCTGGAAGAATTTAGACCCATCCAAAGTAACACCAGAAAATCTTGACTTACATGCATTAGGAGAATATGAACTTAATTTCAAACTAATCAAGGATGAAGAAGAAAGTAACTAGTTACGTTGTATTCGACAAGAAGGATCGGTGGATGGGTGGCTATTCAACCGCCCTCGCTGATCCTCCTCTTTGTCATCCCACTCCTGCTATCGCTATGGCGATCATGAATGCAGAACAGTCTCATGGTAAAGTCTATGAGGTCTATGAAGATGGAGATATGAAAGTAGTATACCCAAAATAGTATGAAGCTCAAGGGAGGAAGACCAAAGAAAAAGACTAAAGTAATTAATGTTGCTAAGTATATGCCCCAAATCAAAAATGTGGCTAAAAGGCAACTTATAATTGGTCAGTTAGATCGGTTGAAAGATATGAATGGTAACATTACTGGAGTCGAGGAGAGAGCTAAACTGATAGAGCAGATAAAAAAAGATTTTCTCTTAGTTATTTAGTATGCTAACTTCTGGTGCTTTATATTTACATGGTTTAGATGATGCGATTGCAGGAGAGTCAGACTGTGGTAAGATAATCTACGATTATAAAAAGATTGTTTCTATATACAAGAAGCAAGGAATGACACAAGAAGAAGCAGTTGAATATATTGACTATAATGTGATGGGTGTCAAATGTAATGGCGCAGGATTTATTATGATGTATGATTATATTTACGATATTGATGAATTTTCCTCTTGACTCTGAATTTAAATTAATTTAAATTACCAATATGAACATATTTGCAGTAGATCAAGACCCCAAAATCTCGGCTCAACAGTTGTGCGACAAGCACGTTGTCAAGATGATATTAGAATCAGCACAAATGCTCTGTGCAGTCTATGACAACGGAACCGCACCATACAAAAGAGCTTTTTACAATCACCCATGCACCATCTGGGCTAGGGAGACAGAGCAAAACTACGAGTGGTTACTCGATCATGCTTACGCTATGTGTCAGGAGTATACCAGACGCTACGGCAAAGTCCACAAATCACTTCACACTATACAGTGGTGTGGCAAGAACTATCACAAGCTATCTCTTCCACGCACTGGTCTGACACCATTTGCTCAGGCTATGCCAGAAGAATACAAAAACGATTGTGCTGTTACAGCATATCGTGCTTACTACAATGGCGAGAAGGCAGGGTTCGCTACTTGGAAAACTAGAAAAACTCCTGCATGGTTTAAACAAACAGTATGAGTAAAGGATATACAAAACAAGAAGTCCAAGAGTGGAAAGGTTGGGCTGAGAAAAGAAAAGAGATGAGCAAGAAAAAAACATTTGAAATACAATTATTATCTCATGTAGAAGGAGAGACACAAGAAGAGGCTATTAAGGAGTTTCTTACTGATATTATACAAAGAAAGTATAGTGATATATGTGGTATAGGAAAAGATATTGCAATAGATGCAAGAGAGGTTCCACAAGAGGAAGAAGGTTTATTTGACATGAAAGCAAAAGTTCAAGCAGATAGCCCTTATAATGATGGGTGGATAAAAGAATTTTATAAAAAAGTAGATGATGAGAATAAGTAAGACACCAGAGATTGCGATAGTAGCATTCATATTTGTATTAGCCGTAGGTTTTTTAATCTTTAATTACTTTATTGATAAAGAATCTGAGGCAACAGAGATATTTAACCTACCAGAAGAATCTATTTCAGTAGATAAACAACCTACTAAATATAAAAGATTCGATGTGAAGGTAAAGCTAACTAAATACCAATTACAAAAGATGCTTCAGATACTTGAAGAAAAGAATGGTTATTTTGATGAGTTAAATGGGGGCTATATACCTGCTTTACCACAAGACTACATGACATTCAGATCAGTAGCAAGAGGAGTAAGTGATGTATATGAAATATCGTCTACTCAATTATCAAGATATACAGGGAATATAAGGATAGAAGAACCAGTCATAAAAGATGAAAATAAATGATTTGGTTAATAGGATTTCTCATTTGGCTACTAACTGTTGGTTTAATTTTGCTGTTTTTTAAATCAGCACGTTGGTAGCCACTGGCGGGGTAGCCCAATGGCAGAGGCAAGCGACTTAAAATCGCTCAAGTGTGGGTTCGAGTCCCACTCCCGCTATATAATTTACAATAAAATTAATTTAAATTACTTTGCCATTTATAATTAATTAAAATACCATTTAAAACAATAATGTAGAGTAATAGTATATAAGAAATACATAGGGGTAAATATAAAGACAAATACTAGAAAAATAAGGGTTTTATTACTAATAGCATAAATGAGAAAGAAATGTAGGATAGTATCCTGCCCTCTAAATAAATAAATAAGTTCTTTCGGTTCCCCAGACCACCCCAATTTAACCCAATTCAACCAAATAAAAGGGGTTTTTGGGTGATTTAGTATAATTAATTATAATTTACTGTTATTTAATTGCCAGTTTATTTTTGTTTGGCTTAATAACTATATGTGTATATAGACTACATATATATAAAACATGTCGATAATTGCACATATAATCGACATAAAAAAAAGCCCAGTTTACAGCAAAAAACCTTAATAAGCATGAGCAGAATAGAAGCAGTTTTATATTTGTTGTTTTATATAATCACATTTTATCTTTTGTGCGATCATTTGTTATTTTAATTCATTTTTATTCTTGACTACCAACGAAGTTGGTAGTATGTTCTGTGCATGAGTAAAACAGTAAACTACCCATTACCGACAGTCCACCTTAATGGCACAGATAAAAGAACATTATTGTGGGGGAATATAAAAATAAAAAAAGCTTTAAGTGATTTAAATGATGCACTTAAGGATTGCACGTTCCACGGCAGAGATTATTATGTGCAGGACAATGATCCCGCTATGGATGCTTTCAATGATGACAATGCATTTGCTAGAGCAATGAACGAACGAACTAAACACATAAATAATATTAGTGATTTCGCTGAGTATATTGAGCAACACATTGACCATATAGCCAACCAGTAAATGACTTTATATCAATGGTGGATTGTATTCATTATTATAATAACAATAATACTAACTTTGAATCAATGAACAAGCTAATAGAAATAAAGAACTTTGCTGCGGAGCAAATGGAGAAATGGGGGCTAATAGAAGAAAACTGGACGTTTGTTTGGGACAATAGAGCTATTAGTAGATATGGACAATGCAGATATGGTAAAAAAGAAATAGGCATTACTAAGAAGCTAGTCCTGATTAATACAATAGAAGAATCTAAAGACGTTGTTCTCCATGAGATTGCCCACGCCCTTACAGGGCGGGGGCATGGTCACGATGCTGTGTGGAAGCGCATGTGTATCAAGGTGGGCGCAAAACCAGAGAGATGCTATAAACCTAAAGATAAAGGAGGATCGGTTAATACAATACAAGGCAAATATAAACTGGTTAATAAAGATACAGGTAAAGTATATAGATATTATCACCGTAAGCCGAAGAAAAAAGATTGGTCTACTAGGTGGCTAGTAGGTAAGAAGGCAGAGACATATGGTAAACTTCAGGTTGTAGCAAATAAACTTAATAACACTAGCAGCAGTCCATATAAAATCAAGTCTTAGGTTATAGGTTAAAGCCTTAATAAACAAATAATGAAACCGCACGTTTGTGCGGTTTTTTTTATATATTCACATGTCATAAGTCACTGATTATCAACGAGTTACGACTCTGAGGGTGCCGCGCCCTCGTAACCCCCTCATACTGAGGGAGTTACGTGGGATGGATTACCTCGCCTTGCGTTTAAAATGATCGTTGTTTTGCTGTTTCCAGCTTTTACCCTTCAGCCCCTTTTCTGCTAACCACTTGTCGCAAGCCTTACCAACGCTTTTAGAAAGGTTGGTTATGTATCGCATTTCCTTATCGCTTTGCTTTTCTTGTTCTCTCATGTAAAAAACAATGTTAAAATTGCTGTTACTAAAACTATTAAGATGATCGTTATTTCCTGCATTTTTTTAAATGCAGTCAGATTACCACCAAGAAGTATATTCTACATCAAAGCCATTAGCAAGACATTTCCTAGCCTTCCTTATAAACTCAAGATCTGTTTCTTGGTATTCCTTATTATCCTTGGTGCAACTACCAAAAAAGAAACCTACGGTTTCAGGCAAGTTACCTCTAAGAATCACAGCTTCTAGCGTGTCCAAGTCGTCTTTATCAAGATGAAGAGTTTTACAATTAAACTCTCCCTGATCTCCTGTCTTAGTGCGGTAAAGGTCAGCCATGTAACCTTCTAGTGCATTGTGTTTACGCCAGTAACCTATTTCAGTTTTGACGATTGTTTCAGTGAGGGTCTCATGATTGTATTCCCTCTTTACTTTTTTTGCGTATTGGTCTAGTCCCATAGTGCTTGTAGTATATGTGTTGTTGTTATTGGTTGCAAGTATTTTTTATTAATTTTTATTGGTAGCTAGAGCTAAACAATTCATTTACTTCTTTTATGAGAGATTCGATTTTCTCTTCCATCTCGTCTTCTCTTTCTTCATAGGCTTCAACCATATGAGCTTTGAAGTCTGATAGTATATCGTTTAGGTCTTCTACTAATGCATTTGCTGATGTGTCCATAATTAACTATTTGTTTTTGTTTTGTCTTCTGTCTTTATAGATTAACTCTATAGCTTTCTTTTTTAAATTGTTTTCTTCTGCAAAGAACGGAGGAAGTTCAGTAAATTCTCTAGTCCCGTCCATATTGATTATCTCCTTATAGATTTTAAGCTGATGGGTTTTTATAGCATGAGTAAGCATCTTGGTATTATCATATCTTATATCCATCAAGAGACCCTTCTCTTTACTTACTACTCTAATTTGATTTGTATAATTAACTTTCATTATAGTTCGACTACAAAGCCTGTATCATCATCTTTTGCTTTACCTTTTTCTACTAGCCCGACAATCTTACCATTGCCATCTTCAAAACGCAAGTCGGAATCGTCGCCATCAATTACTTCTATTCCAAGCCACGTTTTAGGTAACTTTTTTCTAAACACAACCGCAACATTGCCACCACTCGCACACAAGCTCTTTATTAACGTGTCAGGTGTTGTCTCATCTCTTGAGTAAGTAAGATGATAGTTGCTTGGCAGTTTACCCTCCAAGAAACGAACGAATCTTTTTAGGTGTTTAGTATAGTCATAGAATTGAACCTCGGGAAAGTCCTTAACAACAATGCGCTCCCAAAGAATGTCACTTGTGAGATTCAAACGGAAACAACTCTTTAACTCTTTTTTCGCAGCGCTTTTAATCGAGCTTTTGATTTCTTTGAATAGCTGCGATAGGAATCCATCCCGATCCTCGAAAAACCTTCGTGTTTTTTTAACTCGGGCATCTTGAACGGAATGCATTGATCCACGACCAGCAGTATTGAGACAAGCAGCAGAGCAACCAGCAGAAGCAGAAGCGCAAACATTTTTTCCTGATAGGTTATATGGTGCAAGGTGAATCCCGTAGGTTTTCCAACCATACTTTTCACCTTTGCGTGTTTTGTAATTTCCAGAGTTGAGTAGCTTTGCCATGTGTGTAGTCTAACAAAGTATTCAAGTTTGTCAATTTAAATTAATTTAAATTCTGAATATATGCCTATCGCCCTTCTCAAGTCTAATACTTTCCTCATCCTCTTCATAACCGAAGTTTCTAAAAGTTTCGGCTAGCGCTTTTGCACCATGCAATGAAACGCGAATAGAAGTTTCCTGAGTGCCATCGTCCCATGTAAACATAAACTCATCGTTTGCAGATAGTCTGATACCGATTGGGTTTCTAGATATATTATATGAATTAGCCATGATTAGTCCTCCTCTTTCATTATTTCAACCTGATAAAAGGTAATGTCTAGGTCTTCGCAGTTGTCTCTAGCAAACTGATACATATTATATACCTTGCCAGTATTATTAATGACAGAGCGAGTATATTCTCTGCCGCCTTCTTCTCTGTAATAAACAGTAAATGATTTAGTAGTTAGCATACAAATAGAGTAGCACAAATAAGAAGCTCGTCAAATTAAAAATGATTAAAAATTCAGTCGTAAGTCGTTCATTATCAAGGACTTACGAGGCGGCGGGGGCCGCGCCCTCGTAACTCGTTGAGTATCAACGAGTTACAACACTTATTACTAAAACCCATGTCAAGTAAAAAAACATTTTATTTTTGCAAACAAAAAACCCGCACCCCTTTCGGGATGCGGGTCTGTGGTAACGGCGGGGCTAGTTATGCGGGTAAAGCAATCTCTTCTGCCTCGACGATCTCAGGCGCATGACCTGCGAGCTTGTCAAAGACAGACTGCGTGGTCATGGTGCGCTGTGGCAACTTGGAAAGGTCGCCACCCTTGAGATGCTCTGTCACGCCATTGTAAAGCGTCCAGAGTGAACCGCCCTTGAACTCCTCATGGCGAGGATTGCGGAACTCCTGAATCGCCTTGTAGACAGAGCGAGCGGGAAACGCGCCCATCTCAGCAAGATCGACAACCAAGTTGGAAGCCGACTCGCGGGAGATCTCAGTCTCCTTGTAAGAGGAGATGCGCTTGCCCATGTCAACCCAGTGCGAGGTGACGCGACTGACGGCAGACGAAAGCACTGTGTTGAGATCCCGAAGGATATTCACAGTGTGACGGCGAGCGAGCTTCACATCTGAAGAGAAGCAAAGATTTTCGCAAACCATCATGGAATTGCCGATGCACACGGAAGCCGCGAAGGACTTATCATGTGCGTTGCGAAGACCAAGCACAAGCTTGCGAGAGTCATCGCCACCAAGCGCATCGCCCTTGAGAGCGAAGCCACCGAAGTAACGCTGACCATCCCGCGCAAGCGCGTGTTCCTCTTCGGTGATCGTTAGCCCTGCCTTGTCAATGACATTGCGTGTGCGATCTGCGAGGAGCGCGTGTGGAATTGGTGTGTGGGTGTCCGTAGCTGACGGAGTTGGCACCTGCGCCAACTGCTCGGACTCGACTTTGTTTTTAGCGAGTATCAACATGCAAGAAGCTTACCACATATTTGTTTTTATGCAACCCTTTTTTCACTTTTATTTTTATTTTTTTCTGCTTGACAAAAATAATTTCATTTTCTGTTTGACATCCCAGAGAAGTGTGCATGATTTTCCCTCGTAACTCGTTGAGTATCAACGAGTTATGGCGGCGCGGCCCCCGCGCCCTCGTAACTCCTTCAGTATCAATGAGTTACGACTTGAGTTAACAGAACAAAAAGAAACCGCCGATAGCTTCGAGTCATTAAGGTCTATTTAAAGACCGCTCTAGGTTAAAGAACCACTATCGACGGCTTCAATCTGTGGTAGCACTCCGTTGGGGCTTTCCTCCAGAAAGTTATATCCCCCTCCCACTGTCTAGAAAAGTGGGAGAGGGTCGGCTTGTTGACGAGTGCCAGTCAATTAAGAGTTGGTCACTGTTACCACCTAGCGGTATTGCCCACACGCTGGGAGCCTCTGTGTGTTTTACGACACCCTAGTCACAGAGAATTCAGGTGAAGTTGTTTCATTGTCACTTACCTACAACTTTTGTGCTGTAGGGGGCTGAGTTTAGGGAAACAGCTACATACGTGGACTGTGTCTAAACTCGGTGACTATACCCTACCTAGGAATTCTGTAACTCACTAAGAGAAAACTTGTCATTAAGAGACTTGGCATGTTTGCGTGTCCACTTAACATTATCCATGAAGGTGTCAAGTTTGCTGTCTTCTACTTCCTCAAGACGGCTTGCAAGGTGCTGATGAACTAAGCCAAGCGCATAGTTAAGAATGGCAGCTTGTTCCTGTGTTTTTACTTCGATGCGAAGTGTTTCTGATGATTTAGGCATGATGCTAATTTAGTATATGGTTATTTGTTTGTAAAGTATTTTATGTTGTGAAGGGGGCAGTAGGATCAGGAGTATAAAAAGAACCTACCACCCCCCGCATACTACTATGCACCTACACAACAATTGAGATCCCATCGACAATCAGGTTGCGGTATTTAGAAGTGCCACCATCATCAAGGTCTTGGACCTTTGCTGTGACATACCTATTGCCAGTGGCTTGGGAAACTGAGATGTCTTCTACAGACTGAATTTTAAAAGTTCTTTTACTAGGATCTGCCACGGCAGATTTATTATGCAAGTTCTCATAGCGAACTGTCTTACCAGTAAGAGCAGAAGCAAGGTGAACAGGGTTGGAAGGAAGGAGTTCGATTGTGTGTTGTGTTGTGTTTTTCATTACAGGAACTATATCAGATTTTACAGTAAGTGCAAGAGGTTTTTTGCTGAATTTGAATTTTTTTCCAAACATGGTTTTGTTGTTTTGTTATAGGTTAGAGAAGCACAGGTTAAATAGCTTCTATGCAAATAGAATACCAGATATTGCCAGATATGCAAGCGATTTCTGCATTTAAATTCATTTTTTTTCAGGTCATAACTCGTTGAGTATCAACGAGTTACGAGGCGGCGGCCGCCGCGCCCTCGTAACCCCTTGAGAGTCAAGGAGTTACGGCTGCGGTTATTCAGATGACCATGTGGGATCACGGTCGCCAAGATCATCGTGGATCTGCGCGAGAAGTTCCTGCACCTCATCAGGCGTAGGATTCCAGTTCCCGCAGCGAGGCCCGTCATCGAGCATTTCGCGTAGGTCGGTTTCACTCATGGGCTTCAAGTCGGATATAGGATTTTGAACTGTCATGCAAGTAATCTACCATAGAACCGCAGATCTGCAAATGTTTTTTTATCTTTTTTTTGCGTCTAAGGTTGCAGGTTATAGTGACAAATAACAAATACAAAGATATCGCTTGACAAGCGTATAAAGCCTATGATTTCAGCTTTTGTAAGTCGTTGAGTATCAACGAGTTACGAGGCGGCGGCCGCCGCGCCCTCGTAACCCCCTGAGTATCAAGGAGTTACGAGGTTTCGCTCATGACAGCAACACTCTACGGTGTCAAGAATTTTTTTGTTGTGTTAGGCGATTTTTTTGTTTTGTTAGGCGGTGGCACTTCGCCAAAAGTCGTCTTGTATCGGCTAGCCAAAACTTTTATGAATTCTAACTTGTCAACCAATTCTTTGCGGTTGTGATAGAATTGCACATCTGGTTGAAGGGTTCGGATTTCCCATTCG